GAGACTGATCATAGGCGCGCTCTGACCAGCGCCTGATGAACTGATCCTCAGTCTCCAACATCAGGTGACCGGGGGCACGGGCGGCGGCGGGGCCTCGGTGTAGATCATCTGGAAGATGCTGGTCGCCGTGGTCAGCCAGAGTTGACGCCTCTCGGGTGGCCAGTACGCCCCCGTCGCCGGTAGCTCCTGCAGGAGCCCCATGATGAAAGGGTGCAAGCTATCCAGATCTCCGCCCTCATCCAACATCTGACCCTCCGGTACCGTCCCGCCGCTTGCGTCCACCGTTGCTATCTTCTTTGGGCGTCCTCTTGCCATCGTCGTCTCCTCTGTCGTCACTGAGATCGAGCTTACGCTCCATACGCTTCTTGAAGTCCTCTACGGTAGACTCGCTCACCGGCTCCTTTGGCGGCGTCATCTCACCCTTGTACTGATTGTCCCTTATCGCCTTGCGCGTGAGCGATACGTACCCATTCCAATCGGCGGGATTGGATCGCTGCTGGGCAAGTTGCTGATACTTCGCAAGATCGCTTGGCCGGGTAACCGGAGTGCTGCCCTTGGTGGCACACATGCTCATCCCAGTGCCGGGTACAGCGCCTGCGGTGCCCGGACGTATTTGTTCTCATCGATATGGTCCAGTTCATCCTCGTCAGGCATCTGGGCGAGCCCCAGCAACCGAAGATGGGCCAAAGCCTGTGTCATGGCGTCAGCGAGGTCGTCGTGCTGACCTTTCGGCAACTCGGCCAACTCGGTAATGACCTTGTCGGCCCATTCCTTGAAGAGGTAGTCGCCGTTCCCGGTTCCCTCGGCAGGCGCATAAATCAGACCACATTCAAAGAGATTCTGCACCGCATAGGCTCTCGCCACCTTGTCACCCTCGGGATTCACAAGCTGGACGCCGAAATCCGAGCGATCCTGCGTTTTGGGGTTAAAGCTCAGCATATCCGAGATATGACGGGCTCTACGGCGTAATTCTTGGGCTACGGGGTGCCCTGACGCCTTGTCTTCGATCAAAACGCGGTTGACCTTGAACTTTCGGCACGTTTCCTCGACTTTTTTGATCAAATCGTAGAGTTCGAGCCGCTCCGCCCACGCCCACATCAGGATTAAGCGTCTGTTCTCCCATTGATCCCGGCAAACCCCCAGAACCACCGCCGCTGAGGGGTCGTTCTGCTTCTTCTCGGTCTGCGCAGTGTCCAAACTCAGCACCGTGTAGCTCATCACGGGCAATTTCGGCCAAGGGACACCAAAACGAGGACATTCCTCCGGTGTATAGGGCCGCCAATGCTCCCGCTTGATAATCCCGCCGCCACGCGGGGCAGGCCTCTGCTGGTACTGCCCCGCATAGGCAAAACTGCCCTTCTCCCTCTCGATATTGGCGACTGCTTCTGGAGAGAACCTCTCTGGCCACGCTAGATCTCCGTCCTCCGACCTCGGATCGACCCACCCAATCGTGTTGAAGGGCTCGCGACCCGCCTCAAACTCCATCGGCACCATCAAATGACAGTACGGCCAGCCTTGTTCCAAGATGAATCCCGAAATATCAAGCTGATGAACCCGCTGCATGATGATGATGATGGCTGAATCATCAAGGTTGTTGAGCCGGTCGGTAATCGTCTCACGGAACCAACGAACGGTATCGGTTCTGATGATGTCAGACTCTGATTTGTGGACATCATGAGGGTCATCAATAACGACCCGGTCACCTCTTTCGCCGGTACCAATGCCTTTGACTGACGAGGCGAACTTCGAACCCGTCTTGTCGTTGGTGATTTTGATCTCACCCTCTTTTTCGAGGTTGAATTGATCACCCCAAAGCTCCCGATATTTGTCATGCATCACCAGTTTGCGGAATTTGGTGTTGTCACGCTCGGTCAGACCCGAGGAATAAGAGAAACTCACATAGCGCAGGTGCGCCATGCCCATCGGCCCCCACTCCCACGCGGGCCAGAAGACGTTCACCATGAGGGATTTCATGGATCCGGGCGGGACATTGATCAGCAGACGGGTGATTTTGCCGAAGGTGACCGCTTCTAAGTGCTCGCAGATGGCATAAAGCACCCAGCCTTCGACCAACTTGGTCTCCGGTTCGAGTATGTTCCAAAATCTGCGCACGAAGTCGATGAGACCACCGGGGCGAGATTGCTTCTTGCGCTCCTTACGAAGCTCCAACTCCTCCTGCATCGCCCTGAGCACGTCAGGCGCAAGCTCGGGGGCGATCTCGACGGCTTCAGTCATCGTGTCTCTCTCGAATCACGAGGAGATTATGCGCTTAACGTCGTTGGATTTCTCGATTTCACTGGCACGCTGCTGTCGCTTGGGTTGCTTCGTGCATGATGGCACGCTTACCGCGCCGGGGTTTCTAGGCTGTGATGGCACGCTTTGATAGCTCGGATTTCTTCGCGGTGGTGGCGCGCTCACGGTGACTGGATTACTGACTAGGAGTGGCACGCTAGCTCGGTTGTGGATTGCTTGTACGAAGTGGCACGCTGTCGAGGGTTGGGTTGCTTGAGATTTGTGGCACGCTTACCGCCTTTGGATGACTGCGCAACACTGGCACGCTATGGGTCCACGGGTTACTCCACGACTTTGGCACGCTAATAGCTGCTGGGTTGCTCTCATCTGATGGCACGCTAATGCTCAACGGTGTACTGAGTCCAGTTGGCTCGCTCGCTTTGTCCGGGTTGCTCTACCGCAATGGCGCGCTAGAACACGATGGGTGACTTTCTGGAGATGACACGCTCATCATCGATGGATGACTTAGGGGCGCTGGCTCGCTTTTCATTCATGGGTTGCTCGTAGTCATTGGCACGCTTACGAACCTTGGTTTGCTCCACTACTGCGGCACGCTCTATCCTCACGGTTTACTTCCTACCAGTGGCACGCTTGCACACTTCGGATTACTGAGTGGTGGCGGCACGCTGAACGGTCTTGGGTTGCTTGGGCAACACGGCACACTGGTTCTTCGCGGTTTACTGGTCGTGGTCGGCTCGCTTCGGCTAGGTGGATTACTCGCCGCAAGTGGCACGCTTACGCGCATTGGGTTGCTGTCAGCATGAGGCACGCTTCATATCCATGGTGTACTCGCCGCTGCGGGCACGCTTCTGCTTCTTGGGTTCCTGCTGATAAGTGGCACGCTCTACCTCAATGGGCTACTTGAGGGCTCTGGCTCGCTTGCCGAATGTGGATCGCTCGACGCCGTAGGCACGCTGACATTGCAAGGGTTACTCAGTGATGTTGGCACGCTGTCCATGTCTGGGTTACTAAACGACATGTGGCACGCTGTACGGTGGTGGTTTGCTAACTGTACATGGCACGCTCATCGCCTTTGGGCTTCTTACAGACGACGGCACGCTTTGCTGCTCGGGATTACTGACGGTCGTCGGCACGCTCGCTAGCAGCGGATTACTTGCGCGTGATGGCACGCTCGTCGGGATTGGGTCACTGGTGAAAGTTGGCACGCTTCCGACCTTTGGGTTACTCAAAGCTACCGGCACGCTTAATGATCATGGGTTGCTACAGACTGATGGCGCGCTAACGACATCTGGATTGCTTGTTTCGAATGGCGCGCTACGTTCAACTGGGTTACTTGACGAGTTTGGCACGCTGTGGGTTTTTGGATTACTCATCGCAACTGGCACGCTTATATACGCTGGGTTACTCCTCGACGTTGGCACGCTTAACGGTCATGGGCTTCTCATGAACTGTGGCACGCTTCTCCATTCAGGGTTGCTTTGATTATGCGGCATGTGGCGGTTGGCCCATCTTGGCCACCCGATAGGGTGCAGTCACGCTGAGCCCTTCTTGCTCGCGCCACTTCACCCATAAGTCGGTCAAGAATTGCTTCACCATGACACGGGTCGCATCTGTGTGGATGCGTCCGGGGGTCCAGTGACGACGTAGGTCTTCTTCGGTCCCTATTCCCGCCTTGAGTTGCTTGTGGAGCCGCTTCCACACCGCGACCGTGACCTTGATGCGCGTAGGATCTGTCGTGACCCGGTGTTTGCGATCATCGTAGACCTTGCGCCGGATAGGGCATTTGGAGCGCAAGAATCCCGGACCAAGCACGCCCATGAGCTTGGTCTTCAGGAACGGATTATACGTGACACCCATCCGGGTTTTCATCTCACCGTTTTTCGCCCGGTAAGTACGCTCCACGAGGTGCTCTTCCCGGCGTGAGCGTCCCGAGCCTTTATCTACGTCCAATCCTGCATATTTGTGAAAGCTGGAAGCGTGACGGGCTTTGCGCGGATCGAGATAAGAGATCAACACGCCGCCCATGGCGGGGCCAACGCCCACCACGTCTTTGAGGTAGTTCCGGTAGATCGGGATCTCCATGAGAGTCCCTTCAAGGTCGCGAAACTGCTTCGCTTCTTGCTTTTCCAGTGCGAGATAACTCTCGACCAGCGCCAACTCGGCAGCCGTGGAGATGATCGGAGAACCAGTCAGATCCAGCTTCTTCATGAGAACTCTTCCTTTCTTGGAAGTGATCCCATCCGTGAGGCGCTTGTATTCCGCCTTGATGATCTTGATGACTTTTTTCTTGCGCTTGTCTTCCTTCTTGCGCTCGGCTGCGGCGGCTTCGTCTTCTTCGCTGACTTCCTCGACCACGTCCTCGACCGCATCGGGGTCGATGTCCACGCGAGGGTCGTCAGGCTTGTCGAGATCCACGGCTTTGAGTCTTGCGCGGAAATTCGCGCAGAGCCTGAGGCCGCTTTGCATCCGTAGTTGCTGCAGGTCATATGCACCGCGCACCATGGCGCGCAGCGTATTAAGTATGTCGGATTCAAAGACCGTGATCGTGGGCGCACCCATTGTCAGACTCCTTCTTTGTGTTTCAACCTCTCCAATAAGAGCATCCTTGCCCACGAAGAGAGTTGAAGCCCCTTCTTGTCGGCATCATCCTCGAATCTTACCCGCTCGTCCTCGGTCAGACGCACCACCATGATGGACGTGCGCAGCGACGGTTTCTCTTTCCGCGATTTTTTGCTCATGTAGCCGCTCCTCATCCCTTGCCAAGTTAATCGGTCTGTATTACGAATGTCAACAGACAGAGTTCACATGCATGGTACATATGACCTTCGACGTTCAGAATCAGCATCGGATCAAGGAGCTTGAAGCCGAGCTAGCCAAGGTTCGCGAGGGGGCGGCCCTCGTCGTGCATGCCTTGAATTGCGCCATCCAGCTTACAGAGGCTCTTATCACGTATATGCCGGATCAAAGTCCGCTGCATCCGAGTGTGGGTGCCTGCAAGGGGGCGCTCGATCAGGCGATGCGAGCGATCAACAGCACGTTAAGAGAGCCGGTCACATGACGGATAAGATCGAAGCAGAAGACCCGTTTACCGATGTGGTCGTGGAGGAAATGACGCTTGAGCGGATGCGCGAGGCGTATCACTTCTCCTGCGAGAACGTGGTGGCGCTCACCGATAAATGCACCTCGCTCACCAATGCGCTTATGAGATCCATGTCGCTGATAGACGAGCTTCTCCGGGAGAACGCGAGATTGTGCGCTGCAAGCGGCGACCCTCCAAACGTGAGATTATTCGCGGCCAAGGCCAGCTTCGACGCGGCCATGCACAAGCTGTTGGGGGATAGTAAATTTACGACAGAGTCTGACACCGCAACAGAAGGAGAACGCTAGATGAAGCACCTCGTATTCCCGGAACTTGTGCGGGTCGCCAAGTCCCATGACTGGGACCAGTGGGAGGTCGCCGATATCGTGCTCAAGGAGACCACCGAGAACAACACCGGCACCAAGGGGCTGATGGCGGCACAGGAGGAACTCAAGGAGAACGGCGTCGAGTACACCATCGCGTATCTACGGCTTCTTCGGCAGGCAGCGGAGATCTTCTCCCACAACCGCAGGCATAAGGGCATCTCGCTGCGGATTCACTTTGCGGCTGGTAGCCCGGAGGCGCTGGATGTCATCGTGGCGGCGGCCCAGAAGGCGGGCAAGGTCGTCTCGCAGGACTTCGTGGAGAACGTGCTGCGCGAGATGCGGGCGGTGGCCAAGGAGAAGGCCGCCGAGGAACGCAGACGGCTCCACAAGATGGAAGCCAAGGCAGCAGAGGAGGAACTCAAGGCCCAGACCCAAGAGGAACGCGAGAAGGCCAAGGCCAAGCGCAAGAAGGCCCGTGCGAAACGCCAAGCCGTGCGCTCGCCCCGGCGCAAGGATCTGCCCGCACCCGAGGAGAAGGATGTCAATCCGCTCGCCGCGCGCGCGCAGTTCATGAAGAACGCCAACGAGGCTCGCCGCCTCGCCAACAAGTCCCTCAAGCTGATCAAGTCCAACCTTGACGAGTATTCGCCCGCCGCCATTGCAGGATTGCTGGACGCCTGCCTGACGGTCGCGAACACATGGCGAGAATCCGCCAACACGCTGGGGGCCATCCCCCGCAAGAGCGGTAAGGGCTTGCTCTCAGTGGTCAACGAATAGGAACCACAAGGATGGACTAAATGTCGATCATGTCGGAATACGCTGACTTCCTGTACGACGCGCTGCCGTGCCGTACCTACGAAGACATCTTGGTGGAGATGAAGAAGACCTTCCCCGCCTTCACCCTGACGATGGTGAACAACACCATCCACTGGATCAGGGCGCACCAAGACGAGACCGACCCCGACTATCCCGGCTTCAATATCGCCTATATCAAGGTCGGAATGCCGGGATGGGACGAAGGGCTAAGGATTTTCGCGATCAACAAGAACGATCCCTCATTCAAGTTCGATGACGACCAGAGAGACCACTTCGATAACGGCCTCCTGATGACGGCGCTAAGCGTGGACACCCGCATCCGGTTCCAGATCGAGATGCTGGAGGCGGGGCAGGTCCACGAGGTCAGGCGGGTCTACCGCGAGGCCTATGAGGACTACGCCTATGCCCTGCAAGGAATGATCCGGGCCATCAAGCGGGCACAGCGGATCATCAAGGAGAAACAGAACGGAACAACCTGACACTTCCCGGCACTTTCTGACACTTCCCGACACTCAGCGTCAAGAGCCTCCAGATTCATCCTCTGGGGGCTCTTTAATTAAGGCTTGCGCTGTCCTGCACCACCAAGCCCACCACGGCCTAGACCGTAGTGAGGAGTCTCCGAAGGAAGGACGCCGTGGCGCTTGAGCACGTCCTCCAGCATCTCCTTGGTGGTGTGCCGCTCGGCCTTGAGCCGCGCAATCTCCTTGTGCGCCTCGCCCAGCATGAGGCCGCTCTCGTACACGATCTTGTCAGCCTCGCGCTGGATCGATGTGATCTTGGCCCTGAGGTTCTCGCGCTCGATCAGATGCTCGGTCCACGCCTTGTCAGCATCGGCCCGCAGCCGCTCACCCTCCTTGCGCCAGTCGGCAAGCTCATCCTTGAGGTGCTCGATCTCGTCCAGCGACGAGCGCAGGGCGCGGTCGGCTTTCGCCATGTTGGCGCGGCAAGGATCGTGGATGTCGGTCATGGCTTTGTCTCCAGCGCGCGGCGGGCTATCAACCCGGTATCCCCGCAATCGTCCGCATAGAATTGCAGCGCCGCCCGCAGCACCTCGATCTGGGCACGCATCGCAACGATCTCCGCCATCAGCTTGAGAACCCTCTCGTTGTTCTCCTCCTTCAACTGTGCGATCTCGGCGTCCTTCTCGGCAAAGGCGTTGTGCACCGCGTCAATCTGAAATCCGTTCATGACTTGTCATCCGAGGGATTGGGCTCTTTCAGAAAGCCGCGCTCCTGCAGATCATCGATGACCTTGGCGGCGGTCTCCGAGAATATCCACCAGTTGGGCGAGCCATCCATGCTGTCAACCGGCTCGATGCCAACGATGCGGCAGAGCCCCATAGCCAGCACCTTCTTGGCGTGCTCGACTCTGGTGGTCATCGAACGAACCTCCGCATCTGGTGATCCATGAAGCCTCCCGTCTGCCGCCTCTGCCACGAAGCCCACTGGGGTAGCTGCCCTACCTTCGCTGGCGAGCACGTCCCCCGCCTCAGCAACCAGAGGAAGTCATGGCCACCCTCACGTCCACCTTCGTCTCCTGCCTCATCCTCGTCGCCATCCTCAGCATCCCCACCAGCCTCGCCCTCATCGTCATCGCCCACTACCTCAGCCGAGATGCTGCCGTCCGACAACCTCGTCACCCTGCGCCAGCGGATCGCCGACCTCGAACTGCGGGTCACCCAACTGGACGCACGCCTGAGCAAAGCTGAAGCTGGCG